AGATGATGGTTATATATATTCTTTTGCAGATGAATCATCAACACTAACACTTAAAGGACAGACATTTGTAGAGGGTGAAGTACCTAATGCAATAGATGCAGCACAAGGTTTTATATTTTATGGTACATATCAGGACACAGCTAGTGGAAAGATAGGCAGACTATACAGAGCAGAGATAACAAATGCTAATAGTTTGTATGTACTTGTTAATGCACAATTAATAAAACAATGGGGAGATGGAACAACAACACTTAATCAAGCACCTTACAGACTAATATCTACGAGAGACAGTATTTTTGTAGGAATAATTGATAGTGCAAGTAAGACAAATCTGTGGCGATATTATCTACCAACAGGTGGTATAGCTAGAGATTTAGAGTTTGCAGAAAGTGGCATAATAGAAGGTATAGCAGTATTTTCTGACAGAATATTTGCAACAATATCAGGTGGTGGATTATATAGAGAAAGTACAGATTATGTAACTACAGGTTATGTTATTACACCACTTGCAGACTTTTATACATCAGAGAAAAAACAATGGGTAGGTGCAAAAGTAAATACCAATGTTGTCACATCTGGTTCTGTTAAATTATTTACATCTACTATTGCAGTAGATATAAATAATGCAGATGCTGCTACTTGGTCAGAACAGGTATCTATATTTTCTGGTACAGGTGGGGATGAAGAAGTTATGACACTTGTAGATGGAAGATGGATAACAGCAAAGATTGAAATAAATACAGATGATGTAACACAATCACCACAAATGTTGTCATTTGCTATTAGAGGTTTCCAGCTTGTCAATGACTTGGTAGTAGATATGCCAATAAATATATCTGACCAAGTAGAAAGACCATTTAGAAAAGCATTGAGAGTACAAGGTCAAGGAGATTTAGTCTATCAAGCTCTGCGTAATAGAGAAGGTAAGAATGTGCAATTAGAGATATTTAGACCAGATACTTTATTAAGAGGTATAATAGAAAATGTTAGTAGTCCTATAGAAGAAATTAGTCCTAGAGGCTCTGTAACAATGTATTGTTTGGTAAGATTTAGAGGTAGCAAAGTAGTACAAACCTCAACATCTGGAGTAGGATTAGGAATAGAACTATTAGGAGTAGGTAGATTAGGATAAAATGACAGCACAAGAAACTAACTTATTAAATGCGTTTGAAACAACTTTAACAGGTACTATTGGTGCATCAGATTTAACAATAACAGTGAACTCTGTTGTAGATTCAGCCTCTAATACACTTACAGCTCCTTGTTATCTAGTATTAAATCCAGATAGTGCAACAAGTAGAGAGGTTGTACAAGTTACTTCAATTAATGTTGGTACAAAAACACTTACATTAGACAACATAAACAAAAGATATTTAACAGGTTCAGCAGCAACTTCAGGATTATCACACGCTTCAGGTTCTGTTGTAAGAATGGCACCACTACAGCAACACATAGAAGATTTAAACGACAGAGTAGATACAATAATTAACGAAGCTGGTACAGCAGTTAATACATCTTTATTTTTAGATGAAGATAATATGGCTTCTAACTCTGCTACCAAAGGTGTAACACAGCAATCAGTCAAAGCGTATGTAGATACACAACTTACAGCAGAGGACTTAGATATATCTGCTGATAGTGGTAGCAATATTGCTATTGATTTGGATTCAGAAGTATTAGATTTAGAAGGTGGCACAGGTATAGATACCACCACAGGAACAAACAAAGTAACCTTTGCAATAGATAGCACAGTAGCAACTCTTAGTGGTTCACAAGCATTAACTAACAAAACTATAGATGTAGATAGCAACACAGTATCTAACATAGAAGTAGATAACTTAAAGTCTGGTGTTTTAGATACAGACTTATCATCTACTGCTGGTACAGATACTACATTACCATCTGCAAAAGCAGTTAAAACTTATGTTGATGCACAGGTAACTGCACAGGATTTAGATTTAATATCTGATTCAGGAACAATAGACATTGATTTAGATTCAGAATCATTAACAGTAACAGGTGGAGAAGGTATTGACACATCTGCTACAGGCACAACACTTACTATTGCAGGAGAAGATGCAACAACTTCTAACAAAGGTATTGCAAGTTTCTCATCAGATAACTTTGCTGTTTCTTCAGGTGCAGTAACTATTAAAGCTGGTGGTGTAGATTTAGCAGCAGAAGTAACAGGAACATTACCTGTAGCTAATGGTGGTACAGGTGCTACTTCACTAACAGATGGTGGTGTATTGTTAGGTTCTGGTACAGGTGCTGTAACAGCTACATCAGTATTAACAAATGGACAACTTCTTATTGGAGATGGTACAGGTGACCCAACAGTAGGAACATTAACAGCAGGAACAAATGTGTCTATTACAAATGGTGCAGGTTCTATTACTATCGCAGCTACCGATACTAATACAACTTACACAGCAGGAGATGGTCTTGATTTATCAGGAACAACATTTAGTACAGACTTAAAATCTAATGGTGGTCTTGTAATAGAATCTACAGAACTAGCAGTAGATTTAGGTGCTAGTTCTATCACAGGTTCTCTTGATGCTGCAAAAATTGCTGATGGTTCTGTAAGTGATGCAGAGTTTCAAAGACTAGATGGTGTTACTTCCGACATACAAACACAGTTAGATGGTAAACAAGCATCAGGTTCTTACATAACTGCAGGTAGTACAGATACTCTTACTAACAAAACACTAGATGTAGATAACAATACTGTTTCTAATATAGAAGTTGATAATCTTAAATCAGGAGTTTTAGATACAGACCTATCAAGTGTTAGTGGTAGTGATGATACACTAGCATCTGCAAAAGCAATCAAAACTTATGTAGATAGTACTTCATCAAGTGGAATTACAAATTATGATTGTTATGAAGTAACTGCTAATATAACTTCAGATGGAGATATAACTTCTAACTTAGCAAGAGAAACTGCTGCTAGTAGAACACTTGTAACTAATATTGGTACAGGTATGACAGAAAGTTCTGGTATATTTTCATTCCCAAGTACAGGTAAATGGAAAGTTACTTGTCACATTTACGCTTTAAATAATACTGCTGACACTATATTAGTTCACACAGTTTCAACAAACGATAATTTTTCATCTTCTGATAATGTAGCTATTGCAAAAATGGGTAACAACAGTGCATCATCTCCATTAGGTGGTGGTGCTTCATCTGAAGTGTTGTTAGATATAACAAATACATCTAATGATAAAGTTAAATTTACTGCTGCAAGTATTGCTTCTGGAAGTTTTCTTGCTGGAACTTTAGATGGTATAAAAGAAACTTATTTTGTATTTGAAAGATTGGGAGATACATAATAAAAAATAATCCTATGATAAAATTTATAGTATGGATTATTTAATTGGTTTTCTTTTAGGTTATTTTTTAAAAGAAGCTCTCGGATTTATTAAAAGAATAAGCGATTACGATTGGGATAATCGTGTTTCATACCAAGATGAATGGGATTTCCTTACACAGGATGACCTTCCATAATGACAAACTCTAATCAAGATTTTACACAGAAGGAGTTATTACAAATGGTCATTGATAGATTAGATAAACTAGAAGAAAAACTAGATAATAAACTGGACAAGTCAGAGTTTTATAAAGTATTGGGATTAGTTGCCACAGTTATATTAATTGTTGGTAGCCTAAGTATGTAGGAGTATGATGCAGAAATATAATGGTGAAGGCTGTTGTGGTGGTGGATGTTGTGGCACTGTATAAACAGTGTTATTTAGATTATGTCTAGCCTTTTTTTTATTAATACCTAGCCCTGTATTCGCAGAAGAAGTACCTGGCGAAGTTACAGTTAATGAAGGATTTGAAGATAGTACATACGAAACAGGTCTGACTGTTAGTACTGGTGTTATTTATTGTGACGAACAAGATAGATATGGAACTACAGGTTGTTCATTAGGAATTGGTAGTAGCACTCTTTTTGAATTTTCGGAAAATGTATATGAAGTAGGGTTTATTGTTGGTGCTGTAAACAATTCTTATACTGTCAAGTATTACTATTCAGATAATACAGATGAAACTATACAAAAATCAGGACAAGATAATTCAGAAGGTCCTCCTTGGGCAAATATGTACGATAGTTTTTATAAGTCATTTACTGATTACAACAATGATGAAGCTAATACAGATAAGTTTATAACTAAGTTTGAAGTTAATGTATCTGACCCTACTGTAGTAGATACTTTGTATTGGCAGTATGTAGATGAAAGCACTATTCCTACTACTACAACTAGCACAACTACTACAACAACTACTTCTAGCACAACTACAACAACTACTACAACGACTACTGTTCCTCCACCACCACCTCCACCAACTACTACGACTACAACACTTCCTCCTGTAGTTATTGTTACAATGGATGATGGTTCTGAAGCAGAGTATGAAGTTTACGAAATAGAAGATGGCACAGTAGAGCGTGACAATGAGCGTAAAGCTAACGAAGATAAGTATGATTGTTATATGACTGATGCACAAATAGAGCGTGGTGATTGTGATATACCAGAGGAAGAATCAGAAGAAGAAGTTATAATTATTGTTGATGAAGAAGAATACGATACCAAAGAAGAACTTTCTGATGATGATGATATGGTACTGGAACTGGAGCTTGAAGATGAAGTGGAAGAACTTGAACCTATTAAAGAAGAAGAGCCTGTTGAAGAGGAAGTGGAGATTGATGTTGAGATACTTGAAGAAGAGTTTGACTTTGAAGAAGTTGTCATTGAGATACCAGATGAAGTAATAATTATTATAGAAGAAGAAATTATAGAAGAAGAACTAGTAGAAGATGAGTTGGATAAAGAAATACCAGGAGATGACATCATCAGAGAAGATGCAATTCAAGAGGAAGATGTCAAAGACCAGGATATACAAGAAGAAGTAAAAGAACCTGAAGAACTTACAGAAGAAGAAGTAGCTGTAGAAGTAGCAGAGATAGAACAAGTTGTAGAAGTTCCTATTGTAGAGGAAGATGCAACAGAAGAAGAAGTTGCTGAAGCTATAGAAGAGTATGTAGAGGAACTAGAAACAGAAGAAGTCATAGAAGTTCTTGAAGAAGTTAATGATGTTGGTGTACAGAATTTAGAAGAAGTATCAGAAGAAGTACAAGAAGTTATACAAGCAGTAGTAGAAGAAGCTATTGAAGATGTAGAAGAACTTACAGAGGAACAGGTAGAAGTTGTAGCAGAAGTATTACAGGTAGAAACAGAAGATGTAGAGATTATTGCTGAAGCTGTAAAAGAAGATGAGGTGGTAGCAGAGGCAGTAGAAGAATATGTAGAGAGAGCTGTAGAGAATGCAGATGTAGAAAACTATACTCTTGCTGATGTTGTAACAGAGGTACAGTATGAGGCTTTCTTAGAAAATCCTATAGAAATATTAGTAGATTTTGACAATTTAGGTGACATAACCATTGCTAATATAGGAGATGATATGACTACTGACCAAAAAGAAAAAGCACAAGAAGTCGTAGTTCCTGTAATCTTGACTAGAATAGCTAGTATGGCAGCATTTATTTTTAGGAGAAGCTAATGATTAAAAAGTTATGGGCTTGGTTAATAGAAGCAATTAAAGAAACATTGAACCTTAGTTGGACTTTGGTTGGTTTAGTTATTGCAACACTTACTCTTACTGGGTCTGCACAACAAGTAACAGGACTAGCTACTATAATAACACTAGCCATATGGCTACTAACGATTGGATTTAGAAAATGAAATTACAAGTAGTAAGAACACAGTTTGGTAAAGATGCAACGAATGGTTTGCTCTTTATAGATGGTAAGTTTGAGTGCTATACACTGGAAGACCAATACCAAGCAGTAAAAGTAATGCACGAAACCTGCATACCTGAAGGTACATACGATATAAAGTTTAGAAAAACAGGTGGCTTTCACGCTAAATATTCAGAGAGATACAAGAACGCACATTATGGTATGTTGCATATACAAGATGTACCAGGATTTACCTATATACTGATACACACTGGAAACACTGATGAGCATACTTCGGGATGTCTTATTGTCGGAGAAACTCAACAAGATTTAGATATAAACTTTAATGGTATGGTAGGCAGCAGCACTGTAGCGTACAAGAAACTCTATGCAAAAGTGGCTTCAGAATTATTACAAGGTAAGAAAGTTACCATAGAGTACAGCAAAATTAACTTAGATGGTGCAAGTAACAAAGCAACTGATGATGTAATACTAACTAGCACTGTTATGGAGAAATTAGAAGAGATTAACGGAAATGTTATTAAAACCAATGCTATGCTTAAAGGTAGACTTATTACATAATGTTTGAAAGATTTAAAAGAAAAAGAAACCAAGATGGTACATTCAAGAAGGATGTCTGGTGGACACCTTGGTCAGAATCATGGAGTTATAAAATGAGTGAAGAACTTAAAGATATGCTTGAAAGAACTATATGGACTTTCATTGAAGCATTCCTTGGTGCTTTAGTTGTTGCACCTTTGATATCTGTTGATGCAAATACATTAGAGTTAGCTGCATTAGCTGGTGGTGGTGCTGCACTTGCAGTTATCAAGACATACGCAAAGAAAAAAATAAGTTAAACCTTTAATAGTCATACCATCTCTGTATACTATTGGTAACAGGGAACAGGAGGTATGATGCCCAAGAAAAAGAAATATACTGGTGAACAACTAGGTAACAACTTCTA